TACATATGTCAGCTTCTCCAGTATCTCCGGCAGCCCCCCCAACACTGCCTATTGGTACATGGCAAACTCACCTGATCCATTCAGAGGAAACGCACCACTGCCACCCTACGAATTTCTCGTATCCGAGACATCATATAGTGTAGTTAGATCTGGAGGTGTTTTAAGCGGTGTGTATTTCGTCAACATGAAAAACTACACAGAGGGGCAGGAGATTTCTCTGGGCAGTGATACCTATAAATGTTTTAGTATATACACACCCAAAGACTACGGCGTAGTATTTAAAAAGTAGCACTATGGCTATATACCAAACAAAAAGAATAGAATCTGCGGGAAGCCCTAGACTAGACTCAAGGACTTTCCTGTCCGTAAACCTCCAGACAGGAGACGCGGGGTTCAAGTACGACCCTTATAACCCTATAGTGCCCCCACCCCTAAGTACTGATAGACTCTTCGTACTGCCCAAAACACTGACCAATAGGTTCTTGGGGCAAGTTGCAACCCACCCAGCCACGTTTAATAGAGGAGTACACTTCACAATCTTTGAGAATCTGTACGACAAGCAGAACTACCCTGCTGGAGTGATAACGGACACAGTAGCTCTTCTTGTAGGCGTACAACAGATGTCAAGTACAAAAGCAGTTGTAGCCTCTGTTTCTGTAACGACAGCCCAAGGCGTAGGCCTGTCGGGTATAACAGCAGGGGACGTGTTCAACGCATACGAAGAGAAGATCCTCACTGTCACCCTAGACAAGGAAGGAGTGGCGTCCGTATCCGCAGAGGTGGCTATAACTTTTATAGGCGACCCCGACACGTATTACTTTACTGTTGTTGGTTTCCGGTTCCAACTACCCTTCATGTTAGAGGCTAACTGGAAGGACGGACTGACCATCAAGCGTAGCTTTATGACTGATGTGTTCAACAGCTACGGCAATGGCGAGACGAGAAAGATCCTTCGCAACACACCAGTGAGGAGCATGCAGGCAGATTTGGTGTTCCTATCGGACACTGCGGCCACACAGGCTTGGCAGGTGATGAGAGCTAGGGCAAAGGGGCCTAATGTTGTACCTTTCTACCCAGACGCAGGAGGGATGACAAGGTCCAACGATGCGTATAAGCTGTACTGCGACACATCTTACCGCAGATATAGTGCTGGCGGGATCATTATGGCAATCAAATATAATCAAGATGGGTCCGTTACCCACTACGATGTGTTAAGAATTTTAGAGGTAGAGGCTGACGGGGTAGTCACAGAGACAGAAGTGGTTCATGACTATACAGTAAACGACACAGCGTGCCCTGCCATGGCCTGCTACCCTTCTTTCGGCTCTGACTCCCAGTCCAATATAACTAGGAGCCGTGGGTATATTTCCATTGAGGCAGAGGAGATGTACGCCTCAACCGCCATGGCACTGGAGAACACAGAGTACACGCCCACTGTGGTAGATGGTCTGCCAATCTTTGATTTTAGGATAAATGAGATGGACGACATGTCTATGACTACTTCATTCCAAGGAGATATAAAATCGTCTGGCAGGGGTAGTACTTGGCACCAGCAGGGAGGATACACGTACAGCACACAGGAAATAGTGTGCTCTGCTGTCTCCCGTGCTGAGTATTGGGAGTTGATTGGATTTTTTAACTACATCAGGGGCAGAGGCAGGGCTTTCTGGATTAGGAATTACTCTAACATAATCACCCCCTCATCAGAAGGTATTGGGTTTTTGGAGGTAGAGACACTAGGGGCAACGGACTGGGACAGCCTAAGAAATCTATGGATAGAAGATGCCTCTGGTATTTCTGACGTAGTGGCTGTCACTGGCGTTGAGGACTTGGTGGGTGGTGTTAGAATCAGCTACACTGGGTCGGCAATAACACCCATCAGGTATTACCAAGCATTCAAAGCTAGACTAGACTCAGATGAAATAGAAGAAAAATGGTTTACAAAAGCACTTGTAGAGATTAGGTTTACTGCCAGAGAACTACAAGGAGCTTAGACATGGACGCCGTAAAAAGAAGTATAACACTGATAGACCTTATCGCCTCTCCCACACAGGCAGAGTACCTGACAAACGCAGGGTACTCGCTAACCTATGACAACAATATATATAGGAATGTAGACGGGATGACTGTGGCCTTGCCTACCATTGGCTCAGCTCTTGACACAAAAGAATGTACAATAAGTGCTGTAGCTATAGAGGGCGTGTTCTTATCGCACCTGTCGAACAACTACCCTTTCTCATCTGTAAAGGTAGTTATAAGAGAGTTAGATATGAACATAGATACCGGGGCAGTTGAGGCCGAGAGGACGCTATTTACAGGGCTGGTGTTTCAATCAGCACCCGCGCCTCTTATCGGACACCTCCAGATAATCTGTAGGGGATGGAAATACTACACAGACACCACAGCAGGCGTTCCGTGTACAGAGCAGTGCGCTTGGTCTGCGTTAGGTGCGAGGGGCTGTGGGGCTACTATAGTTGCAGAACAGCATGTAGTCGACTCTGTGGACGGTGTCAATCTAACTATAGTTGGAGGGTTCACAGACACAACCACGTCTCTATTCAATAAAGGATATGTAGAGTTCTGCGGGTCACGGTTAAAAATAAAGTTCTACGAGTCTGGCAGTACACTACAATTAGATAAGGCCCCTCCTTCCGATTGGGTAGGCCAGACTGTAAGTATTTACTCTGGCTGTGACCGACTCCTAAGCACATGCAGAACTATATACGACAGCGAAGACACTTTCCTCGGTCTTGGTATTGCCATGGTAGACTACAACCCTTTCTACGAGGGAGCCTGATGAAAATCGTCCCTCTTAATATAGAAGGGCTATCGGCTGACGATAACTGGTTGATAGAATCACGCATGCAGAAGATTCTGGATTCTTGGGAAGGCACCCCGCACATGGACGGACAGCAGGCCAAGGGTATGGGAGTTGACTGTGTGCGGTTCGTAGCCGCTGTACTGGATGAGCTGATTGGTACAAAAACACCTATCAAACATTTACCATCCGACACGGCGTTCCATCAAAGAGATAAGGCAGTGGCTGGTATGCGGTTGTTCATAAAACAATTCGATGGGTATAGGATTGGCCCTGACGAGCCTCTACAGGCTGGGGATGTATTAGTGACTGGCCCTAGATCTGGAGGACCGGGACACGCCATGATAGTTGGACCAGATGGGTTCATCTGGCAATCTGCGTATAAAAAAGTAATCAAATCAGGCCTTGAGTCCATGTCTGTTACCGTGTATAAACATAAGGCAACGATGAGGGTTAGAAATAGGGAGAGGTGGAACGTATGATAGAGGAAGTTGTAGTATACCAAAGCGCAGAGTTAAGTACTATAATTATCGTAGTATCCGCCTTGGCGGCTGGAGCGGCCTACATATTATTGCAGGGCAACGGCAAAGGGATGAAGAATCCTTTGGACGACAGTAAGTCAGAGCCTTCTGTACGAGGCACTCTGGCAACCATGCTACTTGGCAGGATGCGTGTTGGTCCAGTTATAGGGTATGTTGGTAGCCGCTCAATTACTACAGAGGATTCCGATGCAGGAGGTGGGGGTAAAGGAGGCGGGGGAGATAAGCCGCGGTCTACCATCTACCATGAGATGGGCATGCACATTATCTCCACAGGACCTGCCACCCGCATCAACGGAATATATCAGGCAGGGAAACAGATATTAGAGTCAGCCATAAGTTCTTCGTCGACACCATCAGGATCAGAGGTTTCATTGGGAGCCGAAGGCTCTTTTAGAGTATATTGGGGAGACGCATCACAGCCTATAGACACGGCCCTAGCGGACAAGACAGGACTATCTTCTTCTTTCCCTCACATTTTTTATATAGTTTGGGACCGCAAAAGACTAGGCCAACAGGCACTGTGGCCACAGATAGAGTACGATGTAGAAGTGGAGCACCCTTTGGAGGTGCCCCTGCCTAGTGGAGGGGGATACCTAAGAGGAGGAGATCTTACCACCACTATAACTGCATGTACTATTTTAGATCCTGACACACTCGACCTAACTGGGTACTCAAGTATAATAGACAGCGGACAGCTTGCATCGTTTGCTGTACGTACCACATCTAGTGGTGTGGACCGACTTACTACTGGAAGTATACTCATAGAGCCAACAATGGAGTATCAGGCAGAAGTGGTCAATGTGCTGTTCAACGGTGCCTCCTACATTATATTGTTCAACAAGAGATTCGAGACAGCAGAAGTAGGCAACGTCTATACTTTTAATTATGAAGGAGTCAGATATAGCGGCGTAAACCCTGCCTCTGCTCTAGTGCAGATGTTGTTTACACCCTTCCCACACGGGCTGAACTTCAGCCGCGACCTGTTTAACATGGCAGATTTCGACGACCTATCTTATAGATTTAGAGTTACAGAGTTGTCTCCTTGTACTATATTATTAAGATCCGGCAAGTCATATAAGGACGGCATAGCCTCCATCATGCAAGACTTTGGTTTGTTGTTCTGGCTGGACACCAGTACAGGTAAATATAGAATCACAGCCGCCAGAGCAGGAGAGACTCCTATAGCCATTGACAAAGACCTATACATGAATGATGAACTGGCTAGGGTATTCGGGTACTCTGTGCTGGACCCAGATAAAATCATATACTCATTTAAAGATGCCGCTCGTAAGTTTGCAGATTCGACTATACTGATAACGAACGATGCAGGGGCTAAGTACTCAGACAACCCTAACGCTAAAAGGGTTGCCTTAAACACAATAACAGATTTTACTACTGCGTCTCAGGTATCATCTAGGCGAGAGCAGGAGAGTGCAATGAATGAGATACTGAGTGTGAAACTCAGCCAATCGATTGTAGATATTGATATAGGGCAGACCACGACACTGGATAACCTGAATGGTGTATACAGGGTGCTAGAGAAGACTATCAATCCAGACGATGCAGGTATGACAGTATCGATGGCTCTGGACGCATATTCTATTACCAACAATTACAATGTGATCCAAGGCTCTGGGGCCAACCCAATATCCCGCATAGACCCGTCACCAGACCTGCAAGTAGGACTGATAGAGACTAATCGATTCTTAGCGTTCAACCAAAACGGATTTTACGCCACACGCATTAGATATAACGACTACATCCTCAACAGTGACCTGTACACCAGTGCAGACGATGTGTCTTACGCCTACCTAAGTAGCCTGTTCTACGCCACAGGAGGATCGCTGACGTCAGATCTAGGAGTGACTTCGACACTAAAGGAAGAAGGAGTGTTCATCGATATACAAGGACCTGATATAACAGCTGTCAATGATTTGACTGCCTCCCCTGAAGCGTGGCGAGGAGGGAGCCAGCTGGCTGTGATTGGTACTGAGATATGCTTCTTGGAAGGAATAGACGTAGGTACAGGGGAGCTGTTAGGTCTTATCAGAGCAAGATACGGCACACGCATGCAGGAGCACCCTGCTGGGACTGCTGTGTTTATTATGGACTCAGCTACTCTGAGGTTATCTAGCAGATCCTTCTTGGCACCGGAGTCGTCTCTGTATATTAAATCAATCCCATACACATCCTCTGCTCAGTTGCCTCCATCAGAGGCAGTAGCTAAGAACATCACATACAAAGGAGGAGGGTTCAGACCTCTGCCTTGTGAGAACCTGTCGACAGAGGATGGGGTTAACGCCTACATTACTGGCGGTGACGTGTCTCTGCGGTGGAGCTATAAAAACGCATCAGACACAGGTGCGGCAGGAATTGGGCTGGCAGGCGAGGCGTCTGCCGCTGTAGGCCCAGAGGGGACCTTCCTACTTCAGATAGTAAACGGAGGATCTGTTGTTAGAAGTGTGGAGCAGGCTGGTGCTGAGTACGTGTATACCAACGCCAACATGGTATCAGATTTCGCAGGGGAGCCTGCTTCCTTTGATCTGCGGGTATTCGAGGTATTGAATGGCTTGACTTCTGAGGCAGAAACAGCCACTATCGTGAAAGTTTAAATGGAGTTTATATATGTTTAAAATGACCAAAACAAAAAAGAGACGCACTCTAGAGAAGAAGATCTTTAACTGGATCTTGCTTACATTCGCTGTGACATTCGTCGGAGGGTCGTTTCTAGCCTACATGGGAGTTCTATAATGGCCAGACCAAGTAAAAGAATTATAGCCAGTGGGGTAGCCGCTTGGGACGCAGACGTAGACTTTAACTTCGACCTACTAACTGGTAGGCCCTTGGCAGTAGTACAGTACGACCTTGCGGCAGAACTACCAACAGCGTCAGAGTACGATGACTGTCTGGCCATGGTGGGGAGTACACTCTACATTTCTGACGGTACAGATTGGAGCCCTTACTTTGGAGAATCTGCCAACGTGGCCGACTCGACAGCAACTACAGTAGAGCAGATGGCCACAGACTTTAATGGTCTGCTTGCCTCGCTACAGACAGCTGGGTTGATGGCATAATGTCTAGGCCAACCATCCAACCTATAGACAGGTCTGATGTAGACTGGCTGACCAATTTAACAGCCAACTTCAGTATCCTATTTGACGGTCCATTCCCTATCGAAGACGACCCGACTGTGTTCAATGCCAAACTGTATAAAGACTGCTGGGGAGTATCATCAGGACAGCTTTATTTCTCAGATGGCATCACTTGGTATGCCAAGCAATTAGACAACATTCCAGACCTCAACCCAGCAACAGCACTACTGTCCGATATTGTGACAGCTTATAACAACCTTCTGGCCGACCTACAGGCCAAGGGATTCATGCTTTAGGAGACTTACTATGAGTGACAAAAAATCAGCACATTTCGAGATTGCCCACAACACATATAACCTGTTTGGTGCTAAGTTTGCCAATGGGGTATTGAATGCCCTAACTTCTACTGTAGAAGTAAAGGATACCACACCAGCATCCAACACCTGTAGGCCGGGGGTGACTGCCTACCCACAGCCTCTCAACATCCATAATATTTATGCCCTGAAGGATATATCTGGACACCACTCCTCCTGTATCCAAGCCAAGAAGTACGCTTCTGTTGGTTTGGGTTTTGTTGACTCCGGGGACGATGTAGCCAATGCCAAGACTGAAGACGAGGCAATGGCCGCTACAGCATCTCTATTATCTGGCCAAGCCCATATCGAGAGCAAGGTAGATACGACCCTAGACCCTCTTACTCATTTTGGATTCCTCAATGAGTTACTAGACGCCGCAGAGGATCTGGAAGACACAGGAACGGGGTACCTTGAAGTACACCGCAACGAATCTGGAGAGATCGATGGACTGACTCAGGTATCTGCCGCTGATGTCACAGCACACACATTCAATAATAAATTATTTTATAAGTACAGACGCACAGGTACACAGGAGAAATACTTCTCTGCTTTTGGTAAGTCCAATAAGGAATGGCTACTATCTGCCAATGGGCCTCTCAGGGGTACTACACTGTCATCGACAGATGTGTCCGAGCTGATTGTATTCATGCTCCCATCCAACAGAGTTAAATTCTATGGCTACCCAGACTGGATGTCTGCCACAGTTGACATTGACCTGCTGAAGAAGTCCAAACAGTATAAAGCAGACTTCTACCACAACCGTGGTGTACTGGATAAAGTATTGGTGGTTACTGGCGAGACTGTTGAGTCCGGTGCTTGGGAAGACATCAAAGCCGCTATCAAGGGATCGATTGGGATGGGGAACAACTTCTCCTCCATGGCCCTGAACTTCAACAGTCCAGATACAGAAGTCCAGATCATGGACATGGGGGCAGGCTCTGCCAAGGAAGACCAGTTTGCTGGTGATGTGGAGACACTCACCCAGAACATCGTCTCCTCTCACCGTGTACCTCCTCTTCTAGCCAACATTCTAATCCCGGGCAAGTTAGGGTCTAGTAATGAGTTCATCAACGCTCTGGTGGCCTTCCAGCTCCTCTCAATCAGCCCTCGTCAGAATATCTATGAGAAGATGCTGGCCAAGACACTTGGCGGTCCAGACGGGGTAGAGGGACTTTTACCTGAAGATTTCCGACTCCGTACCATCACAAGCCAGATTGACATTGCGTCTATGGACACTATTGGAAAGATGCGGAGTGAAGTAACAGACGGGAAGAATAAGGACAGGGATCTGTCGGAAGGAGTGAAGGACTAATGAGCATAGAACAATACCCAAAATGCCAATACTGCGGGGAGCGGCATCCAGTATCCCTTACCTGTTCAGCCAAGGCCAATTTCCTAGAAGACACACAAGTCCTCGAATGGTCTAAGAAAAAACTATTTGACGACTGATGCCAGAAGACAGCCTTAATCTCAGAGTTCTAGATAGGGCCATGGTTATTGGTTTAGCCAAGGCCAAAGGATTCTGCACGTCCCAACAGCTTAGAAAATATATGTTCGCCGCTACAGACCACATCGGACCAAGAGTGGTGAAGGGCGTTTTAAGGTCCCCCGCATACTGGTCAATCTACCACCACATAGGTAGAGCTAATATGTCTGTCATCCATCCTAGCGGGGCATCCTTTCTGGCTTGGTTCAAGAACCCCAAAGAAGATCCACGACTAATCAACGGGGAATCCCCTATATACAGAAGCCAAGTAAAATCACTACGGGACGTTATGTCCAAGGATGAGTTCCGTGCGGCTGTAGACGCTAGAAAGATTATATTCTCAAAGACATCACCTAGAGACGGCTCTGCTAAATTCAAAGGCAATCCATTCTTCTCTAACGACCCTAGTGGCGGCATGGCTGGGTTCAACGAAGAAGTTGGGCAGGTAGCTAGGGAAGAGGCTTCAAAGGCCGTAGGTGCAATGCTCCAAAGAACTGGACTGAAGAAGAAGACGGTTATTCGGACTATCTAAGACACCCTCCAATCCTAGTACCGCCTCAAAGGACGGGAGAAGGATACAAGGAGTGTAGATCATGACAGTCACCCGGGAACTCCCAAGCCTTATGTATTATCCTTGCGGAACTTGTCAGTATTGAATTGGTACCTCGACACAGAATCGAACTGTGATTCTCAGCATGAAAAGCTGATGTCCTAGCCGTTA